AATCACAGATTACATCTCATCTAAGATGGGATTGCCAGATCAGGTACGCAGAGATGCGTCTGATATATTAAAACCTATTTCTGATCTTAATGAGAAAATTTCTCATGATGACATTACGAAATTGCTTAACGCAACGACAAAGATCTCAGACGATGGAATATCGCACAATCACACTCTAGCTATTGATGACAATATGTTATTTTTACTCACTGTGGTTATGTTATTAGCTGCCACGATATCGCCAGATAAGTGGATAAGAAGAGTGTCAATGTTTATGACTGCCATCATCATTTTTGGTAAAACCTTTGGAAATAGTGATTTCGTTTCCATTTTTAAATACATTTCCAGTCTTTTCGATAATTGGCGTAGTAAGAACGACGCCCCTACTGATGACGCACCATCTTCATATAGTGAAGGTGAATATTGTACGGCAGAAAGTGATGGAGCTAGCACTCCAACTACTATAATTGGTACGCAATTCTTTCCTGCCCACGTTGCACAGCCCGATCCACCGATAGTGCTTCCTGAAACTGTTGACAATGATGAATCACAGCCCAACGAGGGATTTACAACTCAAGCCATTGATACAAATTTAATGTTAAGGGCTTTGGCTTTACTTTTCGGTAGTTACTCCATCTATAAGAATATGGGGGGAATAAGTATTACATCCGTAAGTAAATTGGACACTGTTTTCCGTAAATTACCATTACTTACATTATGTATTAAATCTGCAGAAGATATTCTCAGCACTTTATTAAGTTTAATTGAGACTATTGGTACGTGGATAGGACGCATCTTTTCCGACGAATTTAAATTGGAATTAAGAGGTGAGACGTGGTATGAATACGAAATCATACGAAGAAAACTCGATGCACTCACGCTTTCGTACGAGAGACGTGAGGACTTGGGCGGTATTGCTCGTAAGGCTAAAGTCCTTCAGGCTGAACTTAAGGCTCTGGGGACACCTAAGGAGCAATTTGCTTATGTTAAATATCGAGATTTGTCCAACGCCGTTGCATTTTTGTGCGACGATTTAGCACGTTTTGGTGCTGTTGGTAATGAAACACGTAAGGAACCCATTACTATTATTATTGGAGGTAAACCCGGCATTGGTAAATCTTATGCCAAGGATATTGTACTTAGTTACATGGCCTACCATATTAAAGGTCCCGATTTTAGACAATATGTCGACATGCCTGGATCAGATGAATTTTCACCCAATCAAGTGGAGAAGTTCGTTTCTGGTTATAATAATCAGAAATTTGTCATCATTGATGATTTAGGTTATAGTGCTGAGTCTATTGAAACTATGGTCCCCCGGTTTATACAGATGGTAAACTCCATGCCTTACAACATGGAGCAAGCCGAAGTTCATAATAAGGGTGCCGTTTATTTCGATTCTGAGATGATATTATGTACCACTAATATCGATACTTGGGGACACTTTGTTCCCAAACTCAATGCACCTGAGGCACTTTTCCGTAGGTTACATCTTACATTATGGTGTGAGATTAAAAAGGAATATGCTCTCGCAAATGGATGTTTGGATCCTGAGAAGATTGAGGATTTTTCCAAATTGCACTGGTTAAAGTGGTATAAGACTGACCCTAAGACCGGAGTAAAGACATCTTTATGCTCATGCGGTTATACTTGCAAAAAGAATGGTGATTGCAAAGAAGCTAGGATTCATGATATCTTACATATGTGCATCGAAGAATACGATTATCGATCGAAGATTCATGATGATATCAAGAGAGGTCGCCGGAAACAATACCAGAAAATGCTCGATATGGTCGGCACTAATACACACGAAGTTATTGATTTTCTTCATGTTGATTGGAAAACTCAATCTCCTTGTAGTCCTTGGTGCATGTCTTGCAACCGTTTACGCGATGACGAAATAGTATTGGAATTTAACAAACATTTTTCTAAAATTGATTTCAAGAAAGGAATTAATGGAATCCCTTATGGGGATGAAGCACAGTTCGAGAAATATAGCGCAGAGGTATATGATGAATGGGTCAAGCATGGAACTAAGTCCGTTCATTTTCAGACTTTCAGCAAACTTGGTCATTGTTACTATGATTCTAACTCAACGGAAGATCCTTTGGCGATATGTCGTTATATGGTTGCCTATATGGGTTATCAGACAGCGCGCAATAAGAAGAGAACCACATGGGTCTATGACGAGGTCAAGCGTACTTACAATTATATTGAAAAGAAAGCCATAGTAACCGTTGTTGATGGCATCAAATGGACATGGGAACGAGTTAAGAGTCTTTCTAAGACTTACATATTTGATGTCCTTAAG